AGATATCTTTGTGTTGCTCTTAAGAAAGCTATGATAGTAGGTACAACTCCTGAAGAATTGGATAGACGTTATCGTGAGACCCTATTCCCTGAGAGTTTACCTGGAGTATTTAACGGAGATTTTGATAACAAATATGGATTTTAAATATGGATCTAAATAATTTAGAGAACAAATTTTTTTATTTCTTAGATGAATTTAGTGAATTATGTGATGAACAAGCACCCGATGAACAAATTAGGGCTGCATTTCAGAAAGCAGCTGATATCTGGAAAGAGCTTAAAAAGTATAATTTAACTGATAAATTACGTAAAGATCACCCAAATGCTATGGATATATTTGATCACTTAGACGAATTTAATAAGGAAGTCATAACAAGTTAAGGAAGTGAATGAAAGAAACAAGCAATAATAGAGGATTTTTTGGGATTGGAGTTTATGAACCTAAGTTTGATGAAAATATAGGAACTTTGTGGAGACATGCTTATCTTTATAACGCATCTTTTGTCTTTACAATTGGGGCTCGTTATAAGAAACAACCTACTGAAACATCCAAATCAACAAGACATATTCCTTTGTATTATTATGAAACATTTAAACATTTCAGAGACAGCATTCCTATCAATGCAGAGTTATTAGCTATAGAACTAGCTGACAATTCCCAATGTTTATCTACATTTGAACATCCCGATAATGCAGTTTACTTATTAGGTTCTGAAGGTTTTGGTATTCCTGTTGAAATTCTTCCTGAATGTGAATCGGTTATACAAATATATGCGCCCAAACCTCAGTCAATGAACGTATCGACAGCTGGTACCATAATTATGTATGATAGAGCGATAAAACAAAGGAAATAATGGACGGAAAATGTCCTAAATGTGGCCCCTTTCAATTTAACCATGATGAAAGTAAGAATATAACTTTCATTATTTGTCCTAATTGCAAAGAAGAATTTGGTGCAATTTATAAAGAAAAAAGTCCTGAAGGATTGGAATATATGAAGAGATTTAAAATGTTAAGGTCGTGGGAGAAATAAATGTTGAGAATAAAAAAGATAGATGGTAGAGCGTTTAGATATAAAAGATGTAATAAATGTGATGGAAAAGTTATTTATGCTTTAGTTTATTGTGATCCGTGGGTGCTTTTATGTGTTGAACATGCTCCTAGAATGTCTGATGGATCTCCTGGATATAAGAAGTTACATATAGTTAGAGAAGAACCTATAGATTATGGACACATTCAACAATGGCCAGCAGATCCTAATTTAAAAGCTTTCAAATTAGGTGGATGGTAAATGTTAAAGAAGATAATAGATTGGGTTAAAGCTAAACAAATTACTGTTACGTTAGAAGATCCTATTAAACCAACACATAAGACAGTTCAATCTGATATTAGAGATGAGCAGGCTAAGAAACGTTTTAATAAGTATTATGATCAACAGGAACAAAATGTTTTAATGAGAGCCCTTAAGCAGCATGACCCTACGTGTATGGATCATATAAGTTGTGATAAAGATCCTTGCTTTATTCGGGTTCCTGATAAAATTGTAGCTACTTATGTTGTTGATGCAATTACTAAGAAGAGAATAGATGAATGATAAAGTTCCATTTTGTCCATTTTGTGATTTTGCTTTAGAAATGCAAGATTATGGATATTATGAATTTTACTTTTGTTCTCAGGGTTGTAATAAAGGAGAATTAATAGACGATCCTGTTTATAAATAAGGAATAAAATGAAAGAAGTATTTGAGTTAAGAAGCAATATTAGAAGCGTAATTGAGATTTTAGAAAAATTATTTTCTGATCCTTTTATTAAATATGATATCACTTATTGTAAGCATAGATATAACTTTACTGATCCAATTTTTCAAGAAGATAAAGACAAGTTTGCAAAACAAAGAGAACAATTAATTAAGGCTATGTTAAAGAAGTCCATTAATAAATACATAGATATTCATTATAAATATAAGGATATTGATGAGGATTATTCTGATCCTTCATTTGATTTTATAAATGATATGATATCTATGCATGCAACTGATTTAGCTATTTCTGTTCCAGTTGGTGAAAAATATGAAATTGGAATAGATGAAATAGATAAGAGTTTGGATCTAGAAAGAATAGAAATAGATGGAAAAGACTCATTGATTCTTAAGAGAATAAAACCATGTAAATGCTATGGATTACAAGAAGCAGAAATGGCAATAGAATGCGATGGAAAGTGTACAGAAAAAGTAAAAGGAACTGAAAATGTTGTATCCGAAAATAAATAGTCTTTGGAAAAGACAAGGTTGGTATTTAGATGAAGGTAAAAAGCATAATCGTGATTACCAAGCGGGCAGGCAATCCTTTATTATAGGTGATTATGCTTGTGATGAATTTCCTATGATAAAGAAGTGGCGAGTTGAAGAGAAAATAGATGGAACTAATATAAGAGTTACAATTTGCAATGATTCTTTTATCGAATTTGGTGGAAGAACAGATGAAGCTAATTTACCTGCACATTTGTATAAATACTTGTCACAAACTTTCACACCAGGCATTAAGGAATTATTGTTTAAAATGATTCCGTCAGCTTCACAGATTGTTCTTTTTGGTGAGGGATACGGTCCTAAAATACAAAGTGGTGGCAATTATAGAGACGATGTAGGTTTCATCCTATTTGATTGTTGGGCAGGTTCTAGATGGTCAACCAGACAGGAACTAAAAGAGTTAGCAGTTCTTTTAAATTTACCAACACCATATGATTATGGATTAATGACCGAGGAAGAGATAATAGAACTTGTGAAGTCTAAACCTAATAGTCTTACAGCCGTTAGACCAATGACCATTGAAGGTGTTATTTGTAGATCAGAACCTTTGATAATTGCCAACTTAGATAATAGGCCAATAATGTGGAAATTAAAGTGTAAAGAATTTTAAAATACTTGATATTGAAGCAACACAATTCTAGAATAAGGGAAAATACAAATTAGGAGATGAAGTATGTCATTATTCCCCATGCTAGGCGATGTTTACCTAAATGAGCGAGATAGAGGCATCATTGCTCGTATGGAATCATTTTACTCTGAATCCATAACGATAAATCAGTCTTATTGGGGTGAGGCAGACACAGATACTAGATTTTATTGTAATGACCAAACTCTTTGGCAGAATCTTTATGGTAATCTTCCGGCTAATAGACGACGCAACTTAGCATTTAATAGAATAATGAGGGTTGTTAATATGATTGATGGTCATCAAAGACGCAATCGTAAGTCTATTATCATGACTCCTAAAGAGAATGGGGATAATGAGACTGCTGATCAATTCACAAAGATAATAATGACCTTATGCCAACAAGAAGGAATTCTAGAAACTATATCAGATTCTTTCCATGGTGGTTTAGTTACAGGCATGAATCTATTACATGTTTGGTTAGATTATAGAAATGATCCAATATCAGGCGATATCAAGGTAAATAACTGTTCTTATAATTCTTTCCTTATTGATCCTTATTTTAGGAAAGCAGATCTGTCAGACTGTAACGGAATCTGGAAACGTAGCTACTTAACTAAACGTGAATGTATTTCTTTGATGCCGCAGTTTACTGACGAAATTTTAGGACTGCCAGGTAATCAGTACGGAAACAAAGATGGCAAGTTTCAGTTTATGCCTGAATCTTATCAATATGGCTATAAAAATTTATTAGCATATGATGAATTTTACTATCGTGATTTTAGACAGCAAAGATTATTAGCTGATTCTAAAACTGGTGAAGTTATGGAATGGAAAGGTAAAGATGAAGATGCACTTAAGCTGTTCTTACAACTTCATCCTTCTGTGACGGTATTAGAAACTGAAATTCCAACAGTCAATCTAGCAATAGTGATTCAAGGAAAGGTATTTTATAATGATCGATTACCTACTGGGGCTGATAATTATCCTTTCATTCCTGTTTTTGCCTATTATAATCCTCAGATACCTTATTTCGAAAACCGAATCCAGGGCGTCGTTAGAGGACTCAGAGACAGCCAGTTCTTGTACAATCGTAGGAAGATTATTGAGCTCGATATTCTCGAATCTCAAATCAATTCTGGCTTTATTTACAAGGAAAATGCGCTCGTTAATCCGAAAGATGTCTTCTTGTCAGGTCAGGGAAGGGGACTGGCTCTAAAAGAAGAAGCGCAAATGACTGATGTGCAACAAATACAATCTCCACAGATTCCTCCTACAACAATTGAATTATCTAAAATGCTAGGTGAGGAAATAAATCAAATTGCCGGTGTGTCAGAAGAACTACTTGGATTTGATAATAAAGATACCCTTTCAGGATTCCATTCAATGTTAAAACAATCAGCTTCAACCACAACACTACAAATTCTATTTGATCACCTTGACCGTTCTATAAAATTATTAGGTGATAGAATGGCTGAAATAATTCAGATTAACTATACTCCTGGAAAGATTAAAAAGATTTTAGAAGGACAAGAGCCACAACCATTATTTTATAATAAAGCTTTTGGTAAATACCATGCCGCTGTTGAAGAAGGTCTCAATACTACCACACAAAAACAAATGCAAATGGCTCAAATGCTTATGCTTAGAGAAGCTGGAGTTCCAATATCTAACCAAGATCTACTTGAAGCTTCAACACTTCAAAACAAGAAAATGGTTATTGATAATATGGTAAAAGAGCAGCAGGCTGCTCAGCAACAACAGCAACAACAATCTCAAGTTCAAATGCAGGAAATGCAAGCTAGAACTAACTTGGCTCATGCAAGAGCTGCTGCCGATCAAGGATTGGCTGTTGAAAGAACATCACGTGTTGAAGAGAATAGAGCATTGGCTATGCAGAAGTTAGCAGAAGCTAATAAAAATGATGAACAAGCTCTACTTGAAAAAGTTAAGATTATTAAGGAGATTGGTCATATGGACTTAGATGAAATAGCTAAGTTAATTAATATGGCTAATTTATTAAAGGCTAATGAAAATAATATGAATATAAACCAGCAGAATGGTTCTGCTGCGTAGATAGAGATTGAAATCTTGCTATCAACTTTCAGTTGCCGACAAAATGGAAGTGACTGAGTACGTGACAAAACGTCCCACACTGAAAGTGTGAAGAAACGTCACGGGTTGAAAAGCAGTTTCTACATAGGAGTACCGTAATGGCAAAAAGATATATGCATTCAATGAAAAGATCTGGCAAATCACAACCAGGTCCAGAATACGCAATGAATGATGGTTTTAAGGATCGTAGTTCTTTAGATATGGAAGATTATGTTTCAGGTTTAAGAGCTAGAGATAGAATGGAAGCTCAAAAAGATGGCATGATCAGAGAAGATCACAGAGCTATCGCAAATCTTCCACAAGAAGTTATGATCAAGCCTTATGAACAAGTTGGACCATATCTTCCTGAAGGTATTGATGACACAATCCGTGGTGCAGATATGCAAATGGATGACAATGATGAGCAAAGATCTCGTTATTTCTCACCAAAGAAGTAATCATGGCAGCAGCACCAAGGCCTAATAACAAGGCCACTAAAATCTTATACTCTCTGTTAGGAAGGCCACCAAATTTGGTCAAACTAACAAAGAGACAAAAGATGATAAACGACAGACTTAAGGTGGAAGAATCTAGTCGATTGAAATAAGGTCTAACATAAGGCAGGAGGTTCCCCCTACTTTTTACCCTCCTGCTTTTAAAAGGATGAGTATGAAAAGAAATAGAAAAACAGTAGAAGGTCATGAATCTGAAGCTGAAAAGAATTATCTTGTACAGAAAGGTCTCGAAGAAGATAATTTCTATGGAAATATAGATCCTAGAAGACGCCAAGAGATGCATGATGCCTATATGGTTCGTGAGGATCAAAATGCTATGGCTAACTTGCCTAGACAGGCGATTCATCATGAATTTAATCCAGATAAATTTAAATATAATAGTGTGTCAGCAGGATCTCCTGACTGGTCACATAATGAAATTGGTTTTATAAGAAAAGCTCAACGTGGCTTTATTGAGGAGTAGAAATGAAGAAATGCGCTAAATGTGGAAAAATGCATTCTGGTAAATGCAAGGTAAAAGAAGAAAAAGGTTCTCCATATCGTATGAAGGTAAGGTAATGGCACACAAAAAAAAGGCTAAAGAATCTCCAAAAGCGAAGAAAAAGATCGAAAAAGTTATGCACGAGTATAAAGAAGGTAAATTACATTCAGGTTCCAAAAAAGGACCTATTGTAAAGAATCCTAAACAGGGAATTGCTATTGCAATCTCTGAAGCTCGTAAAAAAGGAATGAAGGTTCCTAAGAAAAAGAAATAATTACTGATTCTATTATTGCTATGTGGGTAGTGCTCTCACACACTACCCTTTAAATTAGGAAGCTATGGAATTTACAGATTACTTATTATTAGCCCTTATGGGCCTTTTAATAATATTAATTTATAAGACTTGGTGAATATGACTAAGAAAACATTAGGAAGTATAGTTACCGATCTTAATAAGCAGCAAACCCCTGAAATGGTTCCTGTATTACTTAAAGCTGCTGAAATGAAATCGGAATATATGGATAATCTTTTAGAAGCAGTTGATCGTGGCTGTAAAATGTTCCCAGGAAATTTTTACATTGAGGTAAGTTCAAAAAAGGAAAGATTACTTGATAGAGTTTATAGGGATATGTTTACTCCTCTTTTGGCGTGTCCTGCTCCTTTTTGGGATCAAACGGTTTTTAGATACAACAGATTCGATGGACAAATAGAGTATCTATGGACATTGCCTGGAATGAATGAAGCTTATTATATGGCTGAACATTCCAAAGAAATTATGAAGCAACCAGATCATACTGGTGAAAAGCAACTATTGGGGTTTGTAATGATGGCTGTTAATGGCAGCCTAACTAAGATGATGAAAAAGTATAACAATGAGAAAGAAGATAGTCCGTTACTTATAAGTTAAAGGAATAAATGATGGAAAATTATGAAGTGCATCCAGAAATAGCAGCAGAGCTAGCAGAAGCAGCTAAAAGAGGGAAACCCATTCAACAAGCTCAGCCAACTCCAGCTCCGGCACCTCAACCAGTGCAACCACAAGTTGAACAAATGGAACAAGAACAAGCGCAAGAGCAAACTCCTCAGCCTATTAATGATCCGGCTCCTGAGTCTGAGGAAAGTGGTTATAAAGTTAATATGAGGATAAAAGCCCTTAGGTTAGCTAAAGAAAAAGCTGAAAGAGAACGTGATGATATACTAAGATTAGCACAGATGAATAATACGCTAAATAAACCACAAGAAGAAAAACAGGTTACAAAGTCACGTAATAGATTAAGACCTGAGGAACTCGTAGATGGAAGTCATGTTAATGAACTTGATGATGAATTACAACAACTAAAACAACAATTGTTAAGACAACAACAACAATCTTACAATGAAAATTCTAAACTGCGCTTAAAGGCAAAGTTTAATGACTTTGAACAGGTGGTAAACCAAGAGACCATTGAAATGTTACAGGTTCTTCAGCCTGAAATAGCTCAAACTTTAAATTCAACTCAAGACATTTATGCAGCTGGAGTTACAGCTTATAACATTATTAAGAACTTGGGATTAAAACCTGAAGCAAATTATGAATCTGATATAAAACGAATACAGACTAATGCAGTAAAGCCAAAACCAATGGTTAGTATAAATCCTCAGCAAGGAGAATCTGCCTTATCTCAGGCCAATGCTTTTGCTAATGGATTGACTCCTGAGTTAAAAGATCAGCTATATAAAGAGATGCAGGCAGCTAGAAGAAATTATTGATCTCTTCCGTCGCTTTTAGTACGCTCGACTGTGCCCGTGGATTAAAGTATATTTTTTTATGA